CAAATGGTAATATGGTAAGTGCTAGAGGTGTTCAACAAGTAAAAGATGTAAGTGCTCAATGGAAAGAGAAATACAGATTGACTATGAGTAATCTAATGTCAGCTTGGTTAAGTTCTGGTAAAGAAGTTACACCAGAAATACACAAAAACTTAGATTTGATTGTAAGAGATATACTTAATTCAAAGATGGATAGTGTAGACGACTTACAAGACGATCCACCATTTTAACAATTTCTTTACTCCCTCTAGTAATGAAACGCTGGGTAACCAATACTAATTGCTCCTAACAATTCATGGTTGCCCAGTGCATAACAAGTTATTTAGAGTTCAAACTAAATCTAGAATTAGCAGGGATAGACACGTTTCAAAGAGATGAATGGGTACAAGAATTATATAAAAAATATTTAAAGGAGGATCAAAGTGATTACAGAAAAACGATTAGAGGATGCATTAAAGTACTTGGCAGACACAGATGAAACTTCTGCTAAAGCAAATGCTAATGTAAAATATTTAGATAGATTACTTAAACGTAAGAAAGCTTTGCACATAACAGGTAACAAAGATGATAAAAGTATATCTGCTAAAGAACAAACTTATTATGCTAGTAATACATATAAAGATGCAGTTGATGAGTTGTTTGCTGCTGAAGTAGAATCTAGTACATTAGATAATAAGAGAGATAAAGAAGGTCTTATTATAGATCTATTTAGAACATTAGAAGCTAGTAGACGTAAAAATAATATATGATTTATAAGTTTAAAAGATGGGTAGTATTACCTGCGTATACAGAAATATTTATTAATGCTGAGAATGATCAAGAGGCTATTAAAACTTTAAAAGCTATAGATCCTAAAACATTGAATTGGCAAGAACAAGATGTTGCAGATCAACGTATGACTTATGAAGTTATAGATGAGAACTCCTGAACAAAGAATGTTTCTTAATGTAATTACCCAAGCAATACATGATGCTGCATATAAGGGTTTAGATAAATATTATTCTTATTATAGAGATCAAGCTGTATCTTGGCTTACCAGTAATTCACAAGACTTTAGAATTATATGTGTGTTAGCTGATTTAGATCCTGATTACATACATATTAAGTTATCTAAAGCTATGAAAAATGATATACAACAACTACGTAGAAATTATTATAAAAAACAAAAACCAGAACGAGATAATCGTCCTGGTCGTTATAGATTAAAATTTTAATGACTGATAAAGATATTTTTAAAGATATGACTTACGACACACTTAATAAACAAGTTGATGGTACTCATTATAAAGATATGAAAATTCAACCTGCACACTTTATTAATGAAAATAATTTACCATTCGCTGAAGGCAATGCCATTAAGTATATATGCCGACATAAGAAGAAAGGTAAACGTAAGGATATAGAGAAAGCTATTCATTATTTAGAAATGATTATAGAGAGAGATTATAGTTAATTTAATATTAAAGCTTTAATATATTTTCTTCCTTTATATAATTCTACTTCTGCTTTACCTTTATAACATTTGTAAGATACAGATTCAGAATATTCTCTTTCTGCATGACGTTTTCCACGAAGGCATGCTGCCATGTTGTCTTGCACAAGATGTTCCTTAATCTCTCCATTTACAAACATTAATAATGCTACTACAGTTTCAATCATTGTGAGTAACTTCCATTGCCATTGTATTTCATGTCTCTATTTGAATCTTTTAATTTTTCAATATCATCTAAAACTTTATCCATTTGTTTTCTTAAAAATTCTATATTTACTTTGTTTAAAGCCATATTCTCAATATGTGTATTTAATTTATCTGTAGTTTTGTATAGATCTTCAATCATCATAAACTGTTCAGAGTCTGCAGGTAGAGAACCTAATTGTCCTCTGGGCCATTTAATTCTAAAATCTGTATTCTCTGTTAAATCTTTTTCCATTAATTCTAATCTTGTAGAGTGTTGATTAAGTTTTTCTACAATACCAAAATAACCCCATACACCCATTGCTACAATTACTATTAAACTAGCAACTGTTTTCATAGGCATTTGGACTCTTGCTTCTTCTCCGATATTTAATGGTTGTTTATTCATTTATGAAAAATTGGTAATGCTTTGCCTGACATATAAAAACATTTTAAACAATATTTTATTCTATCAAACATAACATACCTATCTGTTAGTTTATTTTTACAAGTATTACATTTAGAGTGTTTAGGTTTACCAATATAAGCTGTCATTTCTTTCTCATAATATCAGCACCTTTAAGACCATAAATAGCTGATACTACACCAATAAATATAGCTTGATACCAGTATGGTAGATTCTTAAAGTATTCAAAAAACAAATCTAATTTACTACGAATTTCAGGATCGTCAGAGAACACAGACCAACCCAATAAAATAATAGGCAAAGATACGAGAATAAGGACAAATTCGTCTTTCCAACCATTATCATTACTCTCAATAACTTTCGCTTTATATTCAAGTTCGCCTCGTGCCATTTTTTCAGCGTGAACTGCCTGTGCGTCAGACATCAAACGCTTAGTTTTTTGTTTATTCTGATATATATGAGATGCTGTCTTTACACCCAAAGATAATAAATTCAACCACATATTATTTTTTCTTTACGTTATAAAACTGTCCAGTTCGATTGCCTCGAACAAGAACGTGTTTTCGTTTACTGTATTTTTTGTTCCATGCATATACATGCATTTTTGAACCCCAATGCTCTAAGAGGCTGTAGAACCAGTTGGATAACCTTCCCATGCCTTATACATCCCTTCTACAATGAGTTCATCATCATATGGTTGCATACCATTTTCCATTTGGATAATAGCTTTTACAAGAGGTAAATAGTGTTCTATGCTATTATCGAGGTCATCTAATGGTTTAACATCCAATTTTTTACAAACAAACTCAATGTATTTTTCTGTATTATTTTCAGAGGGTGGAGCCCATCTGCTAATAATAGAGTCTACATTTGTTTTTTTATGTGTAAATCTGTAAGTAAGTAATATACGCATTAATGCACGTATACCCATTACAGCTTCATCAAAAATACAGAATGTTGGATCTGTTTGCTCTGCAGCTAAACCATCCCAGTCTGTACCTAATTTAATGTTACCTGGATTTTTATTTCTTATACCTCTAGGTAATTTTTCTATTCCATCTGCCATTGTCTTTTAATACCATTGGGATTAACTTAGGTAATCCATCAATGATTACTCCTGTTCCTATTACTGGTCTAGACTTTTGTAATTTGTTATATTCAAAAGCTAAACTTTTCATGTTAATTAAACACCCAACTTGCATCCCCCAAAGTAGCTCATTTGGATTACTCCAATAATCTATTTTGAACGAGGTATGATAGTGCCCTTGTACTGTGCACATACCATATTGTTGAGCAACCTTTAAAACGTCTTTATATTTACCATGACAGAAGTAAATTTTTTGACCATTAGATGCCTTTAAAATTAAATCTTCGTGCCACGTCCAACCTTTACCAACACCAATCATCTTGTTATAAGATGTAAAGACTTCGTGTGGTAAACCATGTCTTGTTGCTTTTCTAAATACAAGACTACCATGATTACTATCCATGATGTATTGTTTTGGAAAAAGCTTCTCCAAGTTTTTAAAAAAATCTCTAGCAACTTGAAGTTCATGACTTGGTGAGTAAAGTCCAGGATGTTTGTCATGGAATGAAATTGAATGCCAATCCATTTCATCACCTATATTTACTACTGTGTCAGGTTTATATTTTTTCTTTATTGCAGCAAGAAAGTCAAGTGTATCTATATGGTGGTATGGTGCGTGCTGATCACTAATAACTAATATTGATTTACAAAGCATATTGATACTTTTACAACTAATTGTTGTAGATGTCTATTTAGTTAGGTACAACTTTATGCTGGAGTTTTAGGCTTAGGTAGAGGTATTGTAATTTGATATGGTCTACATTCAAACTTAACTACAATTCTATTTTCTTCTACATATTGCCTATCATATTCTTCTAGTTCTTCTAATGCTCTATATGTTTTTTGAGCAATAGCATAACCTGCATTTGTACAATCATAATGATTGTCAAATACATATCCTGATATTGTACTAGATGGACAGTTATTATGTATAATACTGCACATCCATAATACTAATGCATATTTTGTTATCATAGAACTTTATTTAAAAGTACAAATAGTTCTCCTACTACTACCAGACCTACAGCTCCAAGTACATATAAAATTCTATCTA